TGAAGAAGCACCACCATTAGCAGAAAGAACAGGATTAAGACCAGCAGCACGCAAATCAGCGACTTCGCGCTGATGAGCAGTATTAGACATACGCTCCTGAAAGTCGCGATCACGGGCAGCCTCCTTCTTAGCAGAAGAATTGCCCATTAAACCACCTAAAAGAGAAGCACCACCAGAAATAGCAGCAGCACCAATAAGAGGAGCAACCATTAATTAAACTCCTTACGAGGAGGCATAGTTTTAAGTTTAGCAGATGTCTTAGATTTATCAATCCACGACATAAATAAACCAGATAAAACTAGAACTACACCAGTAACAGAATCAGACAAAGCACCATCCCAATAAGAAATAGCAAATTGAGAACCACCTATAGCAGTAACAATATGACGAAGTAAAGAATCAACAAACGAACGAATCATAGTAATCTCCAAAAGTTGGGTTGCGCCTGCGCCAGCGTTGGGAGCGCGCTTGGCGCACCCAACACCAGATAGAGTTAGAAACGATTAGCAAGTCCAGGAATAGAATACAAAGGCATAGGACGAGCAACAATACACTTAAGATAAGAATCAAATATAATATGAGGCTCCGAAGGAACAGCAATAGCACGATCAATGTCAGGATTCTCTTCGATAAACGTACTACCCAAAGTTGGGAGAGACGCAAAATCTTGAGAAACGTGCCAAGGGGCTAAAGTGCCGGCAGCATCGGGAGACATAAGGTTAGTCAAACGAGAAGGAATATAACGATATTCAGCCCAGCGTTCTTGATAACCAAAAACTAGATCATCAGCGCCTGCACCGGCAGTACCTTGTAAGAACAACTCCTTATTATAAACAGGTTGTTCACCAAGGTGAGCCAAAGCAGGCCAATAGTATGAATAACGGGTTGTACGCGACCATTTACGCGACAAACCCTGAGAATAGGTCAAGTCAGCACGACAAGAAACAAGGCCCATAACCCATCCATGTTCAGTCATGGATTTGGTAAAGCCTTCATTATTAATAATACCTTGACCATAAGCAGCAAGAGCACCTTGCTTACGCGAAGCTGTATCAGAAGTATTAGGAACAGAATAAAACGAAAGAGGTTGAGATGAAGAACCTAAAAACTCAACACGTTGAAGACGTGCATCAGGAGAAGTAACACCAAAATGAGCTTGAAGTATTTCAGTATAACGAGTACCACCACGAGCATCAATAGTAAGCAAATCTTGAATAGCAAAGCTTTCAATCAAAGCGTTAATAGTAGAACCAGTAGCAGTAGTAAGATCAGCATAAACATTAGCATTAGTAGCATTAGCTGCAGTAGCAATAGCAGTAGAAGCAGCAGATTTAGAAGCTACTTGAATAGAAGCAAGACCAGAATTAGTACCAGGAGGATAAGCAGGAGCACCAATAGCAGTTAAACCAGCTAAAGCACCAGAAGTAGCACCACCCGACATAATACCTAGAACAGGAGCAGAAGTACCTAAAGGCATAGTAACAGAAGTGCCTTTTTGCGGCCATGGCAAACAGCCAGTAAAATAGTCAAAACGCTTACCACGACGTTTAAGAACAAAGTTAGCAGCAGTATCAGGACCATCTGACACAGATTCAGGAACAGAGTTCTGAAGGTTTTCATCACGGAACCACTGGTTCCAAGTCAAATTATAAAAACGAAAAGGAAGAGCATTAGGATTTTCCATACCTGCTTTAAGAACAGGAATACCAAAGTAATCACCTAATGAACCAAGAGTATAACCACCAACAGGAATAGTTTGGCGAGGAGTAGTATAAGCAATAGAATCAGCAGGATTCTGCTGTTCACCCATCATTTTAACAAAATTAGTCCATAACAAACGGTTAGGACAGAAAAACCAATGAGTATCAATATAAATATTATCCATTATAGGATAAATAGGAGTAGCTAAACGAGCTACGATAGTAGCTTTAACATTCCAAGTATCACCAGGAAGAACTTCTTCCATAAGAATAGGTATCAAAAAACCAGCATCAAAAGTCGACTTATAACCATACGACATATCAATAGTAGAACGAGTAATATTAACTTGGGGAGCTTTAGAAAAGTCATGTTGCATGACTGAAGGTAGACGAAAATTAGATTGCTCAAACATAATAAAAGCCTTTCAAAAAAAATGAGTGTTTTTTAGTTGCGAAACCGCAGTTATGCTAAGGATAACACACAACCAATCTGTATAGTACCGCCGAACTATACAGAAACAGTTTTAAGAGCACAAGCCTGTGCAAGTTGAAGAGGCTTCTTAGAAATCATCTCACCAGTAGAATCATCATAAGTACCTAAATTAAACATACTGTAATCTTCAGGATGTTTAGCATACTCAGTAGAATTATCATTAACAGCATCCATAAACGAACGAATAGCAGCACCATCAGAAGGAACAGCTACGGGACGAGCATAAGCACCGCACTTAACATCAAAAACAGCAACCATTTGGTGAATCATAATTAAAAATCCTTATTACGAGGTAAAAGTTTCAACGAATCAAGCTGTACAGCTTCCCTAACTATAAGCCTTTCAGGGGTGTTATTGTCAATATACTTCTCAGCATTAACAGCACGATTATAATGAATCTCATCAAATAAAAATGGCTGTGACATTTTTAACACTTTATCATAGTAACGAGGAGGACGACACTTCTTACCGTTTATAACTACAAAATCATGAGGGTAAATATCATCAACATAGGTATCAATAAAATCACGAGCGATACCTGGGCAACGAGACATAGTCGTATATTCTGGCTTAAGACGCTCACCAGTATCATGGCGATAATAATGCTCATCAATCTTCTCCTGATCACCAGTAATCTTCTTCATAATATAACGAGCAACATAAGCAGCAGACTCAAAAGTAACATCACCAATAGTAACAAATCCCATCTGCATACCAGATTTAGGATCTGTCCAAATATCTTCTAAAAGTTTTGATCTATATAAACGATGACCAGTACTTGTAACAGTAAGTAAAGACTTATCAGGGAAATCATAGCCAAATAAGCAAGCATGATAATGGGGCCTTCCTAAAACTTTATATTCATCAGGATTAGTAACAGATAACTTACACTCAGAACGAGAACAAATATAAACAGACTTATCACAAGCCTTACACATTTCACCATATTCACCACAATGATAGAAACGAACTTGTCCAACCTTACGGCGAAGGCGCTTCATAAAAAGCTGCCAATCACGATAATCAAGAGACCACTTATTTGATCGAGTAGCTAAATACTCATCAGAAAAAGTAAGAGTAATAAAACAATTAGAACTGTGTAAAGAAGCCTCATGCACACAACGAATAGCCCATTGTCTAGAACGTTCCAATCGACAACCTACACATCTACCACAGGGTAACTTAAGAGGAGAACCAAGAGCAAACTTAGAAGAATCAAAATTAATCTTAACAATATTATGAGAATCTACATTACGAGATGCATTTAAGGGATGATAACATGTCATAGAACAACTCCAAAAAAAGGTTAAACAGAAAAAACAAAAAAAACCAGATTCCGGACACTGAACAATTTAAAAGCGATCAACAATTTAAAGGCGATAACTACCCCGTGTAACCACGGGACGATTACGACCATTATCAACAGAGTTAGAGAAAGTAGACTTAGACTTCCAATTAGGCATATTCTGACGTTTCATAGCAATTCTCCTAGGTTAAAGATTAATAAAAGACTGACCCCGTCCAAAACGGTGTCAGTCAGCACATTTACATCAAGTAATGTAAATGTGCTGCCCCCGCTTACGCGGGCTTAGAAGGCTCCGCAGGAGCCTCAACAACGGCAGGAGCCGGTGTATACTTAAAGGGGGCAAGGCCCCACTCACGTAACTTATCCAAGTTACTGGGATCAATAGCGAAGGAAACAAAATCTTCCTTAGTGGCAAATTGGCCACGAATACCTTCAGGAATAGAATTAAAAGCTTGATCAGCTTTAGCTTGAATAGTCATAGCTTCGCGAAAATCGTTAACATGAGTCGCATCAATATAGCGAGACGAGTCAGTACGTGTATGAGTAATAACACCGTTTGTAAAAAATCTCGACATAATCGCAGCCGAGTCAAGTTTACGATCTGCGTTATGGTGTTGTTGCGCCCTGTAGGGCGCTTCATCCTGATTATCAGGATCAAAATAGATTTGAGTATCCGCTCTAGTGAGCGGATTTTTTTTAAAATCACGACCAGCAAATTTCATAGACATAGCAACACCTTTCAGTCAAGTAAGTTTTCACGAGAACCATCATGCCTCTTAAGCATTTTAGGCTTAGGAGGCGGAACACTACGAGCAGAAGATGCCTTATTCTGAGGAGGAACAAGCATATCAGCAAGCTCATCAATAGTAGGGATACGATCCCAACCTTTCTTCAAATTATCACGAGTACCTTCAATAACATCATTAATAGCTTCCTTAGGAGGAATCTGAGAACCAACCCAAGAAGTTTCAACACCCTTTTTAACAGTATCAGCCTTAACATTATCAATTTGAGCCTTATTAAGGTCCAATTGAGCAGCAGCAAGAGCAGAAGAAACAGAATTTTTTACAGCATCACCAACAACATTAGAACCAACAGAAGCCATAGCACCGCCAGGTGAAGAAGCACCACCATTAGCAGAAAGAACAGGATTAAGACCAGCAGCACGCAAATCAGCGACTTCGCGCTGATGAGCAGTATTAGACATACGCTCCTGAAAGTCGCGATCACGGGCAGCC